GTTGTAGTTGTAGTTGTAGTTGTAACAGGTGACGGTGTAGTTGTAACAGGTGTCGGTGTAACGGGTATCGGAGTTGTTGTAGACGGACTAGGTGAAAACAAGGATATTGAATTATTGGATAAAAAACTATTTGTATTATTTGTAATATTTTTATTAATAAAGGTTTTATTAATCTGTGAAAAAGAGTTTGAAGTTGTTGAGTTGGAGAGAAATTGTGTAGAATTTGAAAAATTTGTAGATTTTGAAATGTTTTTAATAACATTTTTTATGTTATCTATAGAATTGGAGTTATCAGGCAAGGCAAGTATAGAACCATCGGGAGCTTCCATACACATGTACAAACCAGTAGAGTACATCGGGATATTATTAACACTATTACTCATACCCCATACTCTCCTGCAATTTTGAAAGCTTGTTTCTCCTGATATAACAATTCCATTAAATAAATAAACAAACCACCAAATTATTATTTTTGGATATATCATTACTATTATGCTAAGAAATATCTTAAAGTAATTTTAATAACTTATTTATTAATGATTCTATAAATAATCTAAAAAAAATATAACAAGTATAATTAAATGTCTTCATTAACAAAGATGAATAAAAAGATCTCAGAAGTAAAAAATTATAAAACAGGAAATCAAATACATTCACCGAAATATTACATAAATAACTATATTTATGAACCAATAAAACATAACTTAAAAAAAAAACGAAAAAAAATAACAAGCGATGATTTTGAAATACCTTCTATAGAAGAGTATAATTTTTTATTAAATAAGGGTTATAATGTAAAACAATTGAAGATTATATGTAAGTTTTATAAACAAAAAAAAGGAGGCAATAAAGACGAGCTTATTTTCAGATTATTCAATTATTTAAAATATTCATTTTATAGTAGAAAAATACAAAGAATTTTTCGCGGTTACTTACGCAGATCATTCGATAATTTAAAAGGCCCCGCATTATACAATAGAGATTTATGTACAAATCCTACCGATTTTTTTACTTTAGAAGAATTAAAAAGCATTGATAATTCACAATTTTATAGTTTTAAAGACAAGGATAATTTCATTTATGGTTTTGATATATGTTCATTATACAATATGATAGTTATTGAAAAAATAAAAGACAATCCATATAATAGAAATAAATTACCTGTAAGTAAAATTATGAATGATTTAAAATCACTTGTAAAACTAGGTAAAATATATAAAGAATGTCCAAATATTACATTGGAAAATAACATTGACGAACTATCTCCAAAAAAACAAATAGAATTAAAAACACTTGAATTATTTCAACATATGGATAATAGAGGATTTATTACTAATCCTGGATGGTTTTTACATTTAAATAGAATATATGTTAAAAGATTTTTAAGAGAACTAGCAGACGTATGGGATTATAGAGCACAAATAGATGGACAAACAAAGAGAAAAATTAATCCACAACACGGGAATCCTTTTTTTGGGTTTAATATTAATGTATTATTGCACAAACCATATGAAGTCCTTCAAAAAAGAGTATTGGATCTTATAGAAGTATTTATTACAAAAGGGTGTGATAACGATGCTAAATATTTGGGAGTATGTTATGTACTAGGAGCACTTACAACTGTAAGTCATGATGCAGCAATCGCCTTACCATGGTTGTATAGTGCTTTTGGACAACCAGTCCAACAATAAAAGTATTTTATTACCGTATGTGAGGTCAAAAAATTTGAAATAAATATTATTTTCTCTAAAGGACTTAAAAAGAGCTCGCTTTAGTAAATCATAAGATGCCAAAGAAAACATCGACGAAAACCAAAGCCTCAAAGACCACTAAAGCAAAGACTACCAAGTCTGTTGTTCAGGAAACCGCACCAGTTGCACCTTCCACTAAAAATCAGGTTGCTACAGCACCCGCAGATGCCCCACCTACAGTTGCGGACCAGTTCACTGCTCTTCTAGCACAGCTATCCGTTCTCCGTTCCCAAGTAACTAGTATTACTAGCCAAGTCCGCACACTTTCTAAAAATCATGAGCGTGAGATTAAAGCTGCTTCCAAAATGGCCCGCAAGAAACGCAAATCAGGAAACCGTCAGCCAAGTGGTTTTGTTAAGCCCGCTGTAATCAGTGATGAGCTTGCCGGGTTCCTTGGAAAAACCAAGGGAACTGAGATGGCTCGCACTGAGGTAACTCGTGAGATTAACTCTTATATTCGTGCTAATAAACTTCAGGATCCTAAAAATGGTCGTCGCATTCTAGCAGACGGAAAGCTTCGCAAACTTCTTAAACTTAAGAAGTCAGATGAGCTTACCTATTTTAACCTTCAGCGATACATGAGCCCACACTTCCCCAAGAGTGGTGCCGCCGCTAAAGCTGCTGCTGCTGCTAAAGCCGCCGCCACTACATCGGCTTAATTCCTTTATCCTCTAATTTTAAACCCAAAATCAACCAAGTAATTAAATCATAAGATTTTAAAAAATTTTATGATTATAACATTATTCAATTACTTATCTTATTAATATAGATAACAATACCATACCAAATAATACACACAAGCCTATCCAGGCCAATTGTTTCCATGCTTCATCTATGAAATAACAACACGTTTCTAGACATTCATCTCTTTTTATTTCTTCCTTCTTATCTTCTAATGCGTATGATAATATTATTAATCTTAATTCAGGTATTGTGAATACTTTCTCCACCGGGTCTGGGTAATACATTAAGTTATATTAAATATAGCTTTTATTCCCTTATGATCTGTCGCATCACTCGATCCAAATGTATACGCTGAATCAATACTTATATTTTCACCCTTAAACCAAATATAATCTATACACTTTTCAGGATTGATACTTGGAAATGTATTTAGTTCTTCATTACATGATTCATAACAACTACTTTTATACCCCACGGTGTTCAAATATTTATAAAAATCATTATCTTGCGTTTCATTAAAATCTCCAGCAATAATAACATTATCCTTTTCTTCACAAAACTGAACGATTTCTTTTATTTCATTATAACGTTCTCCTTTATCTGCTTTATTCTCACCAGGAGGTAAATGCACATTTACAAATCTTATTGGGTTTTCATTATATATAAAATCTATATATTGAATAGAACGTTTGCCTATATATTTTGATTTTACTATTCCCTTTACGTTTTTATTTAATATAGTTAGCATTCCGACAAATGCCCAAACACATAAAAATATTATAGGACATAATACCTGAATAATTATAAATATATATGGATGACTAAAATATATATCTTTGATAATTTCACCATATGAACTAAATACCCAACCACATAACCATAATAATTTATTCATTAAATACTCAAATACACTGTAAATATATTTTTTATATTTTGGAAAAGTTTTAATTATACCATTATAAAGTATATTTCTCTCCAATAACCCATTATGAAAATATTTTAAATCTGTATTTTTTAAAAACTTATGGATATCCGTCAAAGCATCGCTAAATGGTAATGTTGCTTCTTGTAAAGCCATTATATCCGTATTTTCTATTTCTACTTGAAGCGTCTTATTTATATTATCTACCCTTTTCAACCAATTATCATGTATAAAATTTATATTCCAAGTTAAAACACTTAACTTCATTACAATACAAATCTAAAAAAAATATTTTATATTTACTCACTCAAATAAATATAAATCGCTCTTTTTCCAATAATGTAAATAAATCCTGTTTATTAATATATTCTTCACTTTTAATAGCAAAATAAGGATAATTTTTTAATTCTTTATCTATATCCTGGTATATATTTAAAATATTTATTGTTTTATCATAATTTTCATCCGTTAAATTATTATGTATCTTTAACCACTCTCCGAATTCCATAAATTTACTCTTTTTATAACAATTTAAATAATAAAATACATTTTTATTACTCTTTAAGTAATCTGTTCCAGACATAACACATAACAGTTGAAAATTATATAAGTTTATTCTCAACTTTTTCAAAATATCCTTCAAATTATATTGCATTATTGTATGATTAATTAAACTTATATATCTAAATACAATAGGACACCCGTAAGCAAATAAATCCATATCTTCAGTCAATACACCATATACTTTATTTTTTTTTACAAGAGCAGCACACAATTTATCAGCTTCACCATGTGCTTCGATATATTGAAATCCCATACTTTTAATTAAAGTCTTAATATTTACAATGTCTACTTTTCGGATTCTTACAATAGACCTTTTTAAACTTTCTAATTTTTTCTCTTGATGTTTATTTGGATTATCTCCAAATTTTTCCTTCATTTCATCTATTTTTTTCCAAGTTTTCTCACGATTTTCCCTGCGTCTATTTATTTCACCTCTCTTTTCTTCCGGAGGTTTTCCATCAAATACAAATAATGGAATAATATTATATTGTTTAAATATTGAACACATCAAATAAAATTTTTCTAATAACCCTCCCATAGATTTAAATCGATACAAATATATACTTGTATCGATGCATATTTTTTTATTATATAATTGTTGTAGATGAACTTTATTAACACAGTCACCACATTCCGTTTTTAAAAGCTTACTTAATAGTTTTACACCCATTGTTGAATACCTATATTTCTAAATAGAAATATTAAATCAATTTTATACCTTATCCTGACATATAGTCATTCTCGTTGTTATATTTACCATATCCTTATTGGGGTTTTTATATTCTCCACGTATTTTACGGTATTTTATTTCCATATCTTGTATTATATTTGTTAATCCTCGTTTTTTATACGTATCTTCAAAATACTTCCCAAACCTTCGTAAATTTAATTGATTCTTATGAAATCGAATTGACGATATATTATATGTTTCACACCAAAATAAAAATTTATCATAATCATATAATAAAACACTTTTAATAATATAGTAACATAAAACATTAGTATCTTCTTTGTATAATACATTTTTTAACGATTTTGAACAAACTCTATCGCTTACCAAATCCTTATAACGCAATCCCATATAGTCCAATATTTTTACTAATTGAAATAAAGAAAAAATCCTTTCGAATTGAATACAAAATTCACTATATAACCCGAATTGCTCGTAATCACCTTTATCATCTAAAATATCATATGATATAAAACAGCTATTTAATATAGTAGCCCAATATTCACTATATGCTTCACTTATTTCATAATCACTTTTTACCTTTAACATATCTTTTATTTTATCTTTCAATAATAAATAACTAATTCCTGAAAAATCCAAACATAAACTATGCATTAATTCGTGGATTAATACTTTTTTCCACTCTTCCTCTCGAAATACTAAAACTTCCCCCTTTTCTATACAAGCAAAGGTTAAAGCACTATTCACATTTTTTTGACCCAGCGTTTTTATTTGATTATTTGGTAAAGTCTTTTTCAAATCTGTTAAGAACAGATCTATCTTTATTTCCTTTACTTTTCTTGTGGTAGGGGTATAAAACAATAAAAATCTTAATATACGTAACGCTTTTTTTATCCTATCATTTACTAATTTTAAATTATTAAATTCATTTTGTTTAAATATAGCATAGTTAATTTCCACATCTACCGCACATAAATGTGTCTTTGCTTGTAAATAACCCTTCATATTTTTACGTATATAATCCTTTGCGCTATCTGGAATATATTTACCCTCCATTAATTCAGGATAATTCTTTCTTTTAATTAATTTTGTTTTTATCATATCTTGACTATCATAACGCTCCACCAAACCATCCGCTATTTTTATATCCCACCAAAATTGTTTAAAAATTCTATCCATCGAATTTTGATCCTTTGATATTATTTTTTTTGAAAACTTATCAAAATCATTCAAAAAATATTTCATTAATACTTCACTTGTTTTTGAAAACGACATAACAATTATATATATTATTACATATAATTGTTTTTAATGCTTTTTCCAACAAAATATTTGTTCCTTTTCTAACCGTTTAAAATCTTCCGGACCACCAACTCGACCAGCTATTGAATAAACATCCTTTTTATCGGCCTTTTTCCACTTTTTCTTTATTTTTGTGTACATAATATCAGGCATATTCAAGCAAATATGCTTTCCCTTTGGAAGATGTTTATATATTTCTTTTAATGTTGGTATCATAAATTCATCATAGAATTTTTCCGAATCATCTATTTTTATTTTTGAGCTACTATATGGCTGTTTCACTTTTTCCCCCTTCTTTTCATAATTCTCCATATTTTCATATACTTCTAAATATTCATAAGGTGGAGATGTAAAGACAAAATCATATTTTATCTTTGAAATTTTTACGGTCTCTGCCTTTTTAAATATCATTTTCACCTTACTTTTTGAATATGGTTGTAATGTTTTTATTATCTTATCATATCCAGGTTTTAAAGCAACATTAGCGTCTATTCCTGTGTAATCAATATCCATAGCCATAGCAGCTATTAAACGTGCTCCCCAGCCTGCCGTGAAATCCAATACCTTTGTTGCTTTATTTTTTTTATAAGAACATGCTGCCGCGGCTGGCCTCATAGTATTTACAGAACCCCATTGTAATTCAATAGCACCTCGAATACTACTATCAATGGTACGTTTATATTTTTGATTATATAACCGTTTGGCGAATTTTATTACCTTTCCTCTGGCTACTTTATCTTTCCACCTCTCATAATGAGATTTATTTCTATATTTTGTCTGTTTGCGCATTTTTTCAGTTCCATAATCTACCGCTCTATTACCAAATAGTGATTTACTATTAAAGTCATCTTTCTTAACAATTTCACGCAACTTTTTGAAATCTTCTATGGCCTGTGTTTTAGTTATATTTCTATATGGGTAACTTGTATCCGTAAATGTTCTATCCTTCTTTTTTCGCGTATTGTTTTTCTTCTTCTTTTTCTTGGATTTTCGTTTCTTCTTTTTCTTACTTTTTGTCTTTTTCTTATTACGTTTTCGTGTTTTCTTTTTATTAAAGAAAAAGCCTCCTCTATTCCAGTCTCTAATATGTTTGTTTGGGTCAAAACAAAATTTACATAATGGAAAACTTTCTCCTTCTGGATTTGATTTATTTTTTGCACTTCTTCCGGTCATTTCTAGACAATTAACACACTTTTCATGAAATCCATCAACTTGTCTAGCAGAACTTAATTCCCTTTTCCTAATTGATATAGCATCCTGATGTCTTAAACTTTCCAATATATCAACATCAGTATCAACTGTCGGATGTCTCTCCTGTTGTTGGGCCGTTCTCCATAATTCTTGCCAGAAATCATCATTCCAATTTTCTCCAAACCCTTCCGCCTCAAGGCTATTTTTAAAAGTTGAAAATCCATCATCCAAATCTTTTTTACTAGCTCCTTGATTATTATTATTTTTCATTTTTTTTGTAGGTGGTTCACTCATAAATTTATATTATATAGACATTATAAATTTATTTTGCCTTTTTTTTAATTCTATGTCTTATACGCATAGTATCATAAAATACAACTGGAGGAGGTCTATCAGCCTTCTTAGCGCGACTAACCATATAATGTAATAACTTAGCATCTTTTGTTGCTAATAATACATTACGTTCCATTTCATTATCTTCATTTTCATATTTTGCCTGTTGACCCTTTTCCATTATCTCTTCTCTATTTTTACCATCAAAGAAGTCTTCGTCCATCACAACATTCTTTGGTCTTCTAAAAACAATCTTTGATTTCTTTGTCTCTTGATCCTTTTTTCTAACTATACCGGTTTTACCACCAGCTCCTAAAGCCATTTTAGGATCTCTACATATCAAAGAATCACTATCCATGCTAAATACCTTATAATAATCGGGATTATTCTTCTTAAATTTATTAGCATGATAATAATGTTCAACAGATGCCCAGTTTTTACCATCTAATTTAAATAATGGAACTACATTTCCTGTATCATCTCTCTTAATATGCATATTAGACAATACTTTTCTCCATTCTTTCATTTTTGTTAATGGAACGTACTTTTCAACATCCCCTTCGGCAATTTTTTCTCCTGCTCCCTTACCGGGTTTTTTATCGGCAGATTTCGAATAGAATACAAAATGGGTTTCTTCGCTAAATAATTTTCCGTCTTCAGGTGTAGGAGTTGGTGTAACTTCTGGATTAACATCATCAATATCTATTTCTCCATCATCTACTCTTTCATCTTTCTTTTCATCGCCCATAAGTTCGTCTAATTGTTTTTCTTCTGGGACTTTAATTTGTTGTCCAATTAAACGAGCAAATTTTGGAATATAATTATATAATGATTTACCACGAGATTTCATACATCTATTTACTATTTGTGTTTTTAATCCGTGAGGAATTTCGTGGAATCTAAATATACCCTTACCTTTGTATTTTATTAATTTGTAATGATTTCCAGTATGTTCCATTACAATATAATATTTGGGTTTAAAATAACCCTTATCTTCTATTTCTTGTTGAACAAAGTTTCCACAAACCAATGGCGGATTTCCTTGGCGCCAATTAATACTTGAAATAATAATAAGTTTGGTATTTAATGCTAATTCCATTACATCACTTGTTACAGAATCTGCCCAAAATTCACAAGCCATCATTTTTGTTTTTAATTTATCCAAACTTGTTAATCCCTTCATCCATTTAACATCACTCCAATTAATTTTTGCCGCTTTTAATTCCCGTTCTAATCTCTCCTCCTTCTCCTTCAATTCGGTATATTTTTTCTTTTCTTTTCTTGCTTCACTCATTTCTTTATTCCGAGTGGGAACGTCTTTTTCCTTTTTAGCACTTCTAACTAACTTATTATATTTTTTTTTACTTTCACTTTTTTTAGCCTTAGTATCTGGAATTTGTCGTCTAATATCAGTTAATTCATTTTTAAGCATTGTATATCGTTCTTTATAATTTTGATAGTGTTCTTGAGTTGTATTTTCAGTCAAAATTTCTCTTAACTGTTTAACACTTACTTTTTTATTAATATTTTTAAATCCATCACGAATAACAGCAAAAAAACAATCTCCATTTGATTCTACATCAGATATAGTATAATTATTATTATGTAAGAATTCTTGTATCCAACTGCTTTGATTTCCTTTATCAGTAGGTTTTTTATATTTTTTTCTTTCTTTCTTTTCTTCTTTATCTGTTTCACCAGTTGTGAAAAAATCTTCGTCATCAACGTTATCCTCTATATTAAGATCTACTAAAACAGGTGGTGGATTTGATAAGGTAGGACTTGTAGTTTCAGCATTTAAATCATCTTCTTCCTCTTCATCATCGTCTTCTTCATCATCGTCTTCTTCATCATCGTCTTCTTCACTCTTTTTTACGTCTTCACCCTTCTCATCTTTTTTATTCTTCTTAGTTGTATCTTCACCATCGACATCTTCTTCATCGTCATCTTCTTCATCGTCATCATCATCTTTAGTTTTTGAAAGTTCATCTTCTACTAAAATTTCATTTTTCATACATTGTTGTAAGTATGATTTATCGACAAATGTATACAATAAAGGACCCTTCAATTTAGATATATCTAAATCTCCATCTTCATCCAGATATTTTCCCTTATCATATTTTTTTTTGGAAATTTCATAAACCCCAATTTGGTATATTTTATCACTTTCATCTACAATAATATAAACTGGACAATATAAAACTTTTTTTTTTGAGAAATTATATTTAATATTACCTAAAGCTATTACAACATCTATATCAAAAATCTTAATTTGATACATACTGACATCTTGTCCTTTATCCTCATCATCTATTATTTTTCTTTCAGGATATGAAACATCACTATTAATAATTGAAACTACCATTATAATTTATTCTAATATTAAATATTTTGATAAGTAACTATCGTTGGAAATTTCATCAATATAAAACCAAAACATCTTTCTGCGTTGTACTAAATCTGTATTTTCTTCAGCCTTTTCAAAAATAACAATATCTTCCGCTAAGTCTTCCTTCTTTTTTTTTCGTGTTTTAATATCATAATAACCACATATAAATTCTAATTGTTTTTTTGTATAATTATCTTTATAATCCAATACTTCAGCAAAATATAAATCACTATATAAATCAGTGTCTTCATTTGGAAGATTTTCAGCCTTACTATTTACTTGTTCTAATAAATCATCATATGTAACACTTGTTTCTTTTTTTTGTGAAATGTCTGCATCAACTAATGAAAAAAACATATTTTTTCGCTCCATTTAATATAATTAATTATATCACTAACTATTTATATTAAAATCATATATTTAATCTTCATCTTCACTGCTATCTTCTTCTAATTCCTCTACAATATCTAAAAATTTAAATGAAGTTTTATTTGATAATCCTGGATAATTTCTTACATTATATCCTGATATAATCTCAATAGCCTTAAATATATTTCTATGTGATTTCATTAATTTAAAACTAGAAACACTACTTTGTATCATAATAACTAAGTTGGCTGCTATTTCATCCAATGCGTTTTCATTTTCTTTTTGGTCAATATACAAGTTGATTTTCTTAATAAAGTCTAACATAATTTTTTCCATCTTTTCTAATTCAATAATATCATATTCAACACAAATCATCAAGAACTTACTTAATGCTTTTCGTTTTTCATTTTTCTTCATAATATCACAAAATTTATCATAATCTACCTTAGCATCACAATATTCAAAGGTTTCAAATAGAGAACTAAAACTATCAAAATTACTAACACACACATTTTTCATAACAGGATAAGTTTTGATTAATTCTTTATATAATTTTACATATACCTTGGAAAGAAACCTATTAGCACTTCCTATTTCAAATATGCTTGCTCCAATTTTAGATAAATAGTCATCTTCATTATTTTCAACAATATCTTTAATAACAAGTTTAATTTCGTTGCTAATTTCTTCGTAATTATCATTAGTTAGTTTATTTAAATAACTTCTGATTTGATCCATTTGGGCCTCTAAACCTTCCATATTTTTATCCAATGTGGTAGTTTTAAAATTACGAATTGTTTCCCAAGAAGAGCTTGTAATATTTTCATTTACCTTTTTCTTTTTATTATTATGATAATTATATCTCTTAAATACAGGTGTTTTTTGATAACTAGGTGCACCTACCCTATTCGCTAGTTTATTAATTTTTTCTATTACTAGAGATTCTAACTCGGGAATATTTCCTGAACGTTCTTTATTAATAAAATCATCGAGTGAATATATTTGACTTGAAACTAAAACAGACATCTTATAAGTGTTATATAATGTTTATTTTTTATATCAATTTTAATAACATAAAATTGAAAATGAACTTAAATATAAATAATCAATACTATCTACGATGACTTCCCTTACAGAACCCGAAACCACCACTACATCTACTATTAAGAAATATGAAAAATATGAGATATCATCTTGGGATGATACTAATTTGAACCTCGATACTAAACTTTTACGAGGTATTTATGCTTTTGGATTTGAAAAACCCAGTTCCATTCAATGTAAAGCTCTTCACCCTATGGTAACTACCGGAAGAGACATAATTGCTCAAGCACAGTCTGGAACAGGTAAAACCGGTGCTTTTACAACAGGAATCCTCCAAATTTTAGCAAATATTGGTTATAAAAGCAAAGATAATAAAATTACAAGTGCTATTATTTTAGCACCCACACATGAACTTGCTAAACAGATTAAAGAAGTATTGGAAAATATTGGTAGATTTATGAAAATTACCGTTCAATTACTAGTTGGAGGAACTTCTGTAGAAAATGATAAAAAAAATCTAACAGAAAATACACCACATATTGTAGTAGGAACACCTGGTAGAATTCATGATATGTTGCGAAGAAAATATCTCAATGCTAATAATTTCAAAGTATTAGTTATTGATGAAGCAGATGAAATGCTTTCGTCAGGTTTTAAAGAACAAATGTATAAAATCTTCCAATTTGTTCCTAACAATATGCAAATAGGATTATTTAGTGCTACGATGCCGACAGATTTACAAGAACTTACTAATAAATTCATGGAAACACCTATTAAAATTTTAGTTAAGGCAGAACAACTCACACTTCAAGGAATCGCTCAATATTTCATCAACATCGATGATGATGTAAGTAAATATGAAACTATTAAGGATATTTTCAGTAGTCTTTCTATTGCGCAGGCGATTATTTATTGTAATAGCACAAGACGCGTAGATGACCTATGTGAAGCGATGATTGGTGATCAGTTTCCAGTTAAAAAAATCCACGGACGAATGGGAGAAGATGAGAGAAAACAGACCTTTAGTGAATTCAAAAGTGGGAGTTGTAGAGTATTAATTACATCCGATTTATTCGCCCGGGGAATTGATGTTCAGCAAGTCAGTATTGTAATTAATTTTGATATTCCAAAAAGTGAACATACATATCTACACAGAATTGGTCGTTCTGGTAGATGGGGTAGAAAAGGAATTGCTATCAACTTTACTAGCAAACATGATATTCAACGACTCAAGGGATTTGAAGAATATTATCAAACAAGCATCGTGGAGATGCCGGCCGACTACACAAAACATCTTGACGTTTAGATTATATAAATGATTAAATATTTAATCGTTTAATAAATTTTTTCTTTTTCTTTTTTGAATTTATTATGTTCAAAGAAGAAAATTGTTATAATAATAATTGTTTTCAATTACCAATAGAATTTTTAAATAATAAACAAACATTAAGTGATAATTTAATTGATGATTTAGAACTTACTGAAACTATTCACGAAGATACAACTCCTGTTTATGATTCTGTATTTAATCCATCTACAGATATTGGACAAAAATCCATAAAAAGTTGGTCTAAATATTACACTACAGACAAGAAATTTTTAAGAGATTCACAAAAATTATATAAAAACGCTAACTCTATTCCTTTCAATAAAATACAAATTGAAAAAATGTTACATTCTTGGAAAAATATTAGAAATCAAAATAACTTTTTAGAAAAATATCAATATGTTGATTTTCAAAAATTACTTTTTCTTAATAAATCTACTACTTTTCTCTCCATTTTAAGTTTATACAATATATCTTCTCCCATAGCCACATTAATAGCGCCTTTTTTTGTTCTACTTTTACCTTTTGCTGTTTTGAAGGTTATGAATCTACCTATAACTTGGAATAGTTATTACAAAATACTTCTTGAAAATATCAAACACCACGCAATTGGTAAACTATTGTTTTCATTCAGTGAGGTTGCTTTGGGACAAAAAATATACATACTCTTTCTTTTAGGAATGTACTTTTATAATATATATCAAAACCTCATTAGTTGTTATAGATTTTATATTAATGCACGATACATCGCTGAAGAATTCGAAACACTAAATGAATATTTAGATTATACAAAAAATAAATTCAAATTATATTTAAAATTAACAAAAGATTACAAAACTTATAAACCATTCAATAATAAACTGAAGGATTACTTGGATAGAATAGAAAAATTTCATTATGAAATTAAATCCATACCTACAAATCAAACCCCGTTACAAAAATTTATATATATAGGCAAATCTATGAAATACTTTTACATTTTATATGAATCTCAAGAACTTGAAAACTTAATAAGTTTCACTTTTGGATTTCACGGATATATAGACACTATTTTAGGAATTAATAAACAAATAAAGGCAAAAAAAATTAATCCTATAGCATTTTCCAAGTCAAATAAATTTAAACTTAAAAATATGTTTTATCCAAATCTTGAAAATCCTATTAAAAATGATATTGATATTTCAAAAAATCATATTATTACGGGTCCAAATGCTGCTGGTAAAACTACACTTATTAAATCATCTATTATAAACTTATTAATCAGTCAGCAAATTGGTTATGGTTATTTTGATAAAGGTATCTCAGGAACCTTCAAACATATACATTGTTATTTAAATATTCCAGATTCTTGTTCACGAGACAGTTTATTCCAAGCAGAAGCCAGAAGATGTAAAGTAATTATTGATAAAATAAAAGACAATCCAAATGATACACATTTCTGTATTTTTGACGAATTATATTCAGGAACCAATCCATATGAAGCCATAAGCAGTGCTTATAGTTACTTAACTCATATATCTAAAAATAAAAATGTTAAATTCTTACTAACTACTCATTTTATTAGATTATGTGACCTTTTAGAAAAACATAAAAATGTAGTCAATAAATCTATGAAAACTTCTGTTATTAATAATGATCCTACTTACACGTATAAAATTACACACGGAATATCCAAAATTAAAGGTGGGGTTTGCGTGTTAAAACAACTTAACTATCCAGAAGAAATAATTAATAACACAAATAAAATTTTACAAAACTTATAATTTACGTTTAATTATAATAAATTTAATATAATTAAACATTAAGTAAATGGTTTTCTCAAGACAACTAGTGATTAGCATTGGTGTTAGCGCACTTAGCGCAACATTATTATTTTTATATTTTAGAAATCGAATGACGAATGTTGAAAAAAAGGTCGATGTTATGTTTGACTTAATACAAAGTCATGAAACAGATAGACAACAACAAATGTCCCAATCCTATATGGCCGCCCAAAATGTAAGACAATCGTCTTCTCCACAAGATACAGATAATTGGAATTCGCAAAATAGCCAAGAAAGAAATCTAATAGACGTTTCGGATGATGATGATGATGATGATGGTGATTCTGAATATGACTCCGAAGACAGTAGAGAAGTTAGTGATAATGAAGATGATTTAGCAGAACGTATTAAATTGGTAACAACCGATATTGATTTACAAGAAGCAGAAGAAGAAAAAAATGTGGTTGTTTTAGAAAGCACAAACACAGAACCTATTTCTATTGACGAAAGTGTTCAACTAGAAGAAGTAACTAATAATTTAGAAGAAGATAATGATACTACTGATAATAAAGAAGACAATAAAGAAATTGTCCAAAATGTCGAAGAAGAACAAGAAGAAGACAGTTTAGTAGAAGACAGTTTAGAAGAAGACAGTGAAAGTGATAATGAACAAGAACCTCTAGAGAAAGAAGAAGTTCATATTGAATATAGTAAACTTAGAGTTACGGAACTTAAGGCAATCGCTGAAGCTAAAGGACTTTTAAATTACAAAAGTCTCAAAAAACAACCCCTAATTGATTTAATTAAAGCATCAGAATAATTTTATAAAGTTATGTATATAAATGAGTTGGGCAACTTGCTATGAAGGATCTAATAATATACATTTTAATATTCCGGCATCAATGAATGATGGAAGGCTTTTTTCTAATTATGAAGCCGCTTGTAAAACAAATAATCAGTTAAAGAAAAATTTAGGAATCACAAATAATTATCAATACAGACAATGGTTGATTCATAATGGAAATGAAATTGCTAAAAAAAACAATGAACTAGCTTGTGGAGATTGTAGTCAATGTATTAAAGAAGCTTCACACGCTCCAAAAACACAGAAATATTTATATAAAAACTGTGCCGACCTTTCCAGACCATATGGTTATGAAAATAGTGACCTCAAGAACATGTATGTTTCTAGACAATCACAAAATTCAAAACTACATTCTCCCCTTTTAACACAAGAGCAACTATTACTTTCAAGAGCATCCAAATGTTCTATAGGAAATGCTAATAGTGCAGGACCAATGAAATCTTGTTCATCTAACAAGTTTGATTAATTTATTATTTTAATTACCAATTGACTTAAAATAATAAAAACATATAATTTAAGTAATGAAAGTGTTGTCTATAGATGTAGGTATGAAAAACTTAGCGTATTGTTTATTTAATATCAAAGATAATTTAGAATATAATATTGAATTATGGGATGTTATTGATTTATGTAATGAAAAAATTCATATGTGTGGAGAGAAAAATAAAAATGGAAAATCTTGTAAAAAAAAAGCAAAATTTTTCAAAAAAGAAAAATATTATTGTAAAACCTGTGCTCGTGAAAAAAAATACAAGATACCTACTCCCGAATTTAAAAAACAAAAAATTAAAAAACTTAAATTCGCACAATTAAAGGATTTCGCGAAAAATAAACTTGAACTTAACCACGAAAAAAAAATAAAAAAAGCCATATTATTTGATTTAGTAATAGAACAAGTAGAAAAAAATTATTTTAATTTTATTGAAAAAATTAAAACCAAAGACTTCAACTTGGTAACATATGGTAGAAATTTAAAAAAAGAATTTGAAAATATTCTACAAAATATAAACATAGATTGTGTTATTGTTGAAAATCAAATAGGACCACTTGCTCTTAGAATGAAAACACTACAAGGAATGATTATGCAACATTTTATAGAAAAAGGTATTCCACTCGTAGAAGAAATATCCGCATCTAACAAATTAAAGGAATTTTTAGGTAATAAAAAAACCACTTATTCCGAAAGAAAAAAATCTGGAATTATGATTACTAAAAATCTTATATGTGAAAATAACAACTTACACAAATGGACCGAAGTTTTTAATAAACATAAAAAACAAGATGATCTAGCAGATAGTTTTTTACAAGGAAGATGGTATCTTAAAAATACTCTTTTAAAAGAATAAAATATATATTGTGCGGATTACTTAAAATTAAAAGTTCTAGTTATAGCATAAGCATGGAAGAAATTTCATTAAATTTAGCAGAACCTACTTTATCTGTTACAGAATCTGGATCAGGTGCTATTAAAATTAGTGTTGACTCTCCTAAGAGGAGTGTTAATTTTGGACCTGGTGCTGAAATGCTTATGAATCAAAGCAAATCCAAAACATCATCGCCAAAAGCAGATATTAATCTAGATGACCTCAGTAATCTAGATAGTATAGATTTAAATGCTAAGCCCTCCGAACCAAAAGTCAAAAGACCTTCTTTTACAGATGTAACTAGTAATTTATTTGGAGGCAGTTTCAAAAAGAATGAAGATAGTGGTATTAAACTTCAAATTAATGAACCCCCACAATCTAATATGTTTAATTCAAATCCATTACCAGGTGCTACAACCAAAGTTAAAACAGAGACTAGCGATGGATTTAAAACTTTTAATGAAATTCCTGTTACACCAGCAGCACCACCTGCTCCTGTTAGAATGAGTCACGAAGAAACTTTAAGAGAAAAACTAAAACTTTTAAGAGCTTTAGAAGCACTTGAAAAAAAAGGAATTCAGCTTACTAAAAAATATACGATGGATTCTCCCTTAGCTGAAATGAAAGGAGAATATGAAACCATTAAAGCTGACGGTGAAAAGAAAAGCAGTATTAAATTTCAAAGACAAATGATGCTTGCTGCTGTTAGTGGGTTAGAGTTCCTTAATGGACGATTTGACCCATTCGATATCAAGCTTGACGGATGGTCTGAAGCTGTTCAAGAAAATGTTGAAGAATATGATGATGTCTTTGGAGAACTCCACGAAAAATACGGAGGAAAAACCAAAATGGCCCCAGAGATTAAATTATTATTTATGCTTGGAGGTTCCGCTGCTATGCTTCATATGACCAATACCATGTTCAAATCAGCAATGCCTGGTATGGATGATATTATGAGACAAAATCCTGAACTTATGCAACAATTTCAAAATGCTGCTATGAATACTATGGGACAACAAAATCCTGGATTTGGTAACTTTATGGGAGGAGTTATGGGTGGACCACCACCAATGACTATGCCTCCTATGGGATCTCCTCCTGGACCAGATGATTCTATGAGACAAGTTCCTCCTAGAATGAGTCGTCCAAGAACTAATAGACCTGATATTGAAATGAGTAGAAATAATACATTTAATGATGCTATTGACCCCAGGGACAATTTTAAACAAATTAAAAAATCATCCAGAAGACCCGAAATGAAAGGACCTTCTGACTTAGATGATATTTTATCTGGACTTAAAACTAAAAAAATTAATCTTAAAAGTCAAAAAAACAAAGATAGCGCAAGTGTTGTGAGTATTAGCGAACTCAATGAAATGAAAGATTCTTTAGACAAACCCAAAAAAACTAAAAGAAAACCTAAATCAGAAAGAAACACTATCTCACTAAACTTTAATTAATATAACTTCAATTGACCTGTAAGCTTTCCTATTTTATCCTCATAATCTGGACCAACATAACCTACAGTTATAGTTCCAGGTAAAACTTCTGTTAAACCAGCATCCACTGTATAACCACAATTAACCCCTTTTCTTCCCGCTATATCCATTATATACATCAATGTCTTCTCATTTGGAACTTTTAATATTACTATCTTTTCACCATCACTCCTCCATTTGAAGAAAATTTGACTACCTGTATAAGCCTTAACTGTAGCATCTACCATCGAATGGCTCACTTGAGCCAATACCTTTCCTTTACTCATTTTTAAATCATCGCGGACCAATATACACATTTTAAAACTCATTTTTTAAACTATTAATATAATTTAAAAAATATTCAATTTATTTATATGGTACTAGGAATGATTTTATATGAAGGGGTTGATTTGGCCTACAATGCTGTAAAACTAACTTATAATGGTATTTCTGGTGTTTATAATTGGTATTATCAAGTTGAAGAACACGAAAGAGAAGAACAACATAAAGAAGCACACGAAATGATAGAACAACTCAAATTATTAAATAACAGAATAAAAGAACTAGAAGGTAAACTTGTTCAAAAAGACAACTTACTTGTAGATATCAATAACAGCATTAAAAATGAATAATATACTACTTTAACTACTTTCATAAAACTTTGTATATAACTCATCTAAGTGATTATCTTCAATTGAATAATATTAGACATTTAGCTTAATATTATTTACCTTCTTCTTTTGGTTCTCTTTTTACGCCGCGATTTACGCCGCGATTTACGCCGCGATTTACGCCGCGATTTACGCATTTTTTTAGTTCTCTTTTTTCGGCGACGTTTTCCTCCTTTTTTCTCCTCTCTTCTTCTTTCAGCAGCTTCCAAACGGTCTTTATTTATATCTTCTCTTATCTTTTTTTCTAATGCTTCCAAATCTTTGGGGGATAATTTATTTTTAAATAATTCGTTCGCACGTTCAATAAGAGTTGGTTGTCGTTTTCTCTTACTACCTCGTGGAGGAGAAGAAGAAGAAGGAGAAGAAGAAGCACCTAGGGATACAGTTGGGATGGTTGATGATGGTTTATCACTATCAGTACCACCAGGCCCACCGTGTGATAAGTTATCATCAACACGACCCAACTCTAATTCTTCATACCCAAAACTATTTTCAACGTCACTTGCTTTACATAAAGCACAAATGGTAAATTGGCCTGGCCCACCATAATTACTCCACCCTGTAGGAACCATGTTTTCTCCTGTTTCAACACTTCTCCAAAACATTCCTTTACCAATCCCCCCCTCACAGCCGTTTGAATTACATTGTACTATTCTTCCTACTGCTTCTCCACCTTTAGCTTCAAATAACATATGAGCATATGTACGTGGAGGTATATTATCTTTTGGTTTTCCATTTTCTATCCAAGGATATATTGGTATAACCCCCGCGACGCTTTCCGTATCTTTTTCTAATTGTGTTTCTGCGGCTAAACTTGCCATATATAATAACTAAATATTAATTAATTATTATATTTATAATCCGCTGCTCCATGGTGCACTTTATCTACGCCTCTTAGTTCTCTTTCTACGCCGCGATTTACGCCTTGACTTACGCATTTTTTTAGTTCTCTTTTTTCGGCGCCTCTTTCTACGAGTTTTTCTTTTGTGACGGCGTTTTCGACCGCCTTTCCCCCCATCGAATAATTTTCTACTAAAGTTACCGTTATTTGCTCCGGGCTTAACAAAATTTTTAGCTTCGGGTCTAGGGGTGCTATGCTCCGGCTTTCTCATACCAGTAGGTTTCGGAAACACTTTTTCTACGTTTCTAAACGCATCATTTTCAAGTTCTTTACTTGCGTCATGTCTTTTTTTTCGGTCAACTTCCCAGAACTTTTTAGCTTCTTTTTTTGGATCATCACTCATATATATTATCTAAATATTATTATCAATATAATAGCCTATACCTAAATCTCCATTTTTAAATACATATCCCTCCTTTGCCCCTATAAATGTATCACTTGGAATAAAATCATTATTTTCTTCTTCTACTATTTCTACTTTTTTCTCCTTGTTTTGCGAATTAACATAGTAATATACAATACACAAAAGTATAATACCAAAAAACATATACATTATCATTTAAAGTTATCATCCATAAAATTTTCAATATTTTAACTTACCGACGTCTTTTTTTTGTTTTCTTTTTTCGGTTCCTTTTTCGTGATTTTCCATAATCATTCTTAATATAATTTAATCTAAGGGTTCTTCTCTTCTTTTTATAATTCTTTCTTCGCGTTTTCCTCTTTCTTCTTCCTCCTCTTCTAACTTCTGTTCTACCAGAATTTTTATTCGCTTGATACTCATTATGTCGGGCCTCGCGGTAATCAAGTCTATCCAGGACTTCACGTTGAGCCGCATCTCTCTCTTCAGTCCTGCTTAATGCAGGTGTAGTCGTTTTTTTTAATACACCAAACGCATCTTTTAACAAATTCATTTTATTTGGACAACTTGAACCACTTACCATAGAATTTTCAAATTTATCTACAAGCCCTGATAAAACTCCTTGTTTTTCTCCTTCCTTTAATTTAGTCTCTACACCTAATTCTAAATCTACTTCAACCTCTAGATCTATCACCAATTGTTCAACTTCCTTATCAAATTTATCTAGTTTTTTAAATTTCCAATTTCTTCCATCTATTTTTTTGATATGAACATCATTAATAACAAATTGTTGATTTTTTGGAGGCGTTACCATTTCATCAATCGCCTTTTTATCATCCAATTTACCCTTCGCATATTCTGCTTTAATTACTATAGGAATAAATTGTAATTTCCCCTTATTTTTTAAATTTTTATTTAATTTGTTATAATTACCTTGATTATCATTTATATCAATAGGAGATTCCACCATTTCATTAGGTTTTAATACCTTTGCCCAATCATTATCTTGTGTTTCACTTTCTGGTATTTTTACTACAATATCTTCACCACCAATATTTACTTTTATTTTTTGTCCACGTTTTGCTCCTCTAGGAACAGGAAAGCGTGCTTTTAATTTTTTACCTTGTCCTAATATTTTTTTTTGATATTTGCCCTTATTTGGAGTAAAACCCGTTTTAACCATCCGTTCAACCATATCATTTAAATAAGTATCCAAATTCATATCAGCATTATCTGGAGCATATATACTTTTATCACGAATCAAATTATAATCGGGATATTTAGGTTCATTATTATCATCTAATATAAAAATTCCACCATCATTAATACCACCCCATATTCGATCTGCTCTGCGTTCCAATTCTAGTCTATGAGCTGGTGTTTTTGTTCTTCTAAAATCTGCTCGAGCTGTATAATAATTCTCCAATTTTCTATTTGATCCAAATGGAATACCCCTATCATCATTTCTTGGCCTCTCAGAATCCCAGTTTATAAAATCAGGACCACATTCATAACTATATACTAAGTTTCCTTCATGATATAATTCCATATCTCCTTTTCTTAAATTTTTCTTTATCGATATAATCTGTCCACCTACTTCTTTAGGAGCTAAAAATTCTATATCGAAAAACATTTTCTCTGGATCCATATTTCTAGGCCCACCCAACCTAACCGCATCTTGTCCCATAACAGGAGCTGTTAGCTTTTTAACTTGAGCTATCATACCATAATTCGGGTCTGTCTTATTTTTTGGTTTATAAATTACTAAACTCCCTGATTTTATTAAACCCTTTGTGTTTGTTGTATCAAATAAAAAATTACTAGACACTAAATCTTGATATACATCTCCTGTTTGTAGAGATTTAAATTTAAAACTTACACGATATAATAATTTTGATATTTCAGGTAATTGAGGAGGATTACTATCTATATTTCCCCGTAATAGCCCGCATTTTTCTTCAGGTTTAGGATATAATGTATTTAACGGTAATCTATTAGTTATTACTAGCATAGTTATAATTAATAGAGAAATTAAACCTTCATAATAAAATTATTTAAATTTCTTAATTGTTCTTTTCGCTGTCCCCTTCTTTTTGCTTTTTCTAATATAGCCGTTGCTTTAGAAAGTTCTTCATCTGTTACTTTATTATCATTATCCAAATCCAAAACTTCTTCAAAATGTCTATATTTCATTGGTATTACACACATAGGACTTTCTTCATTAAATAAATGGTCAGTTAATACAGTAAATATAGCTGTTAATGCTAATGCTATTAATATATCTCTGCTTCCCATCCAAGATATAGCAAAAATTAATAATTGCCTCCCCACACTATTTTTTAAATATGCTTCTTGTGATTTACTTAATTCAATTGTTACATATTTAGAACCTATATTTAACATTATCATTACTAATCCGGCAAAAAATTTGCTATTATTTAAATAACCTAAATAATTAAATACTTCACTTATCATCTATATATTGTAAAAAGATATTTTTCTTTTTTACCATATTAATATAATTGTTTTGTTTCCATATAACCGCCGTTTGTATGATTGTCTATTTGATTTGTTGCCCGTAATGTATTTCTTTCACTTTTAAGCTTTAAATCTCTATCGATATCACTTACACATGCTTGTGTAAATTTCGTTGGAGACCAAACTTTTAATTTTGGACTAAATGCCTCTCTGTATTCGTACCCATCTGTGTCCATTAACA